CGACACAACTTGTTTGGTCATTCAAAGCGTCAGAACACCCCCGCAGGCAGCGGGTTCGCTCCAACTTTTGCCCCTCGCGTAAACAGATATGGTCGTGTAAGTATCGAAACCCTGGTAGACAATCTACCGTACTTTCGTACTACACGAGGTCCTTGTACCAACAATATCTACTCATGTCTTCAGAATGAAGAACCGGTAGATACTGTGTCAAGCACTCCCCCTGTTACTAGGAATCGTGATGCCCATAGGGTCACCAACACTCCGAGTGGAGTGGATACTAGTAACTTGAGGCCTCATCATAATAAATCCTTAACCCGAAAGGGTAAAAAGGTGTATGAGCTTTCCGAGAATCGGAAACCCCATACTACTTCCAAATCCTTACCTAAACATTGTTTAGATAAAAAAGGTTGGAAGTTTTATGATGAGTGCATATCTGTTGTACGCGTCTTTGTCTGTGAAGTCTTGCGGATTCGGGAACCGGTACGTATTGCTATCCCTCATGTAATGAGGTCCATAAGTGATATCAAAGATTATTGGAAATACCAATTATCATTATCACTTGAAAAGTATAGCAAAGCTGTACCGAGTGTGAATCCAAGTCCCCAATCTTACAAAGATTATGACTTCATCCTAGGTTCGGGAAAGAGAAGGCATTTTAAACGAGTTATGAGAAATCAATCTTTGGGATTGAAATTATCATTCCTCATGTTGAAAAAAGCTTTTCCTCGATTACCGAAAAGTGAGGTCGAAAAATCGATGCAAGATTGTCATAGTAGGTTAATTAAAGAACCTAGTCCCGTAAGTAGAGTACTTACCGCTAGGTATACCGAAGTTGCGGCAAATGTCATTAGGGACATTTGCCCCAATGGAATTAACCTATATGAGAAACGAAGCACGACGAGATCAGCCACTCTTGAATGCTCTTCAGATTCAGGTGGATATTCATTTTTATCGTCAATACTTGGTACCACAAAGACCGATTTCTATCCATGTATAGATGAAGATGGTTCTCATCTTCGTCAGGATACTGTAGATTTTCGGAGTCTTTATTTTGGTACCTTATTAGGTATGACGGAACATATGACGTATGTTCATGAATATAGGACATTTTATGCCCTCGATCTGATAGTAATATCAGACTTCGATCTCGAAGGTGTGCTGCCGAATTTAAGATATGCGGCAGTTTTGGAACCTTTAAAGGTCAGAGTTCTAACGATAGGAAGTATTAACTCCTACCAATGGTTTAGAACGATCCAAAATTCACTCTGGAACTGTCTCAAAAAGACAGATATCTTTGAATATTGTTTCAAAGAACCAGGTGACACCTTTCCCATCAAATTGATGGAGCGTCGTGCAAAGCCTGTCTCAGGTGATTTCTCCACGGCTACGGATTATATAAATCCGTTTTTTACGAAAGTTTTGGTTGAACTATTTTGTTCATTTACACGTGACAAAGAGTCACGCCACGTTTTACATCATAGTCATCGATTGTACAATCTAATTGTACCAGATGATAAAAGTGATGTTTTTTCAGAACCTCAACGTAATGGTCAACTAATGGGTCATCCATTGAGTTTTCCATTGTTATGCATACATAACTTGGTTATGTATATGTTGAGTAGAAACATGACAAAACTTTCGGAAGCCGAATCTGCCAGCCTACGTATTGTAGGCGATGATATTGTGTTCGGTGCTACACCAAAGCAATATCGAGCATGGAGAAATACGGTTCAGAGTTTCGGAATGAAACTTTCTCCCGGTAAGAATTACTTCTCTAAACATTTCTTATTGTTTTGCAATAAGTTATATGAAGGGAAGAATAGATACACGGAATATGTATCAAAACCTTACCTAAACCTGAGACCGTTGTTCGTTTCTTGGGACCGCAAGATGTCTGAAACTACGGATAAAGCCTCGTGGATTTCTAGCAACTACAAGAGTTGCGATCCGAGGTTACCTTTATCCTTACGACGAGTTTTCCATGAAAATTTCATACGTCTGAGGAACTCGGACCTTATGAAATTGGAAAACTGGTACTATCCTACACAGATAGGTGGATTGGGATTTGAACCCCGTTTATCTTCGATACCGATACATGATCTTTTCACTGTATCAGATGTTTCGAAGATACTCTATCTATTGAATGTACGGGACGTACCAAGGGGTGGCCTCCACTACACGGAGGAACCAGCC